CGATCTTCGAGTCGGTAGCAGGCTTTTGCGTCGGCATGTGGCTCTGCTTCGTGGAGTACAACGTGTGGGTGCTGGCCATCGCCTGCCTACTCTACGGCACGCTGGTGTCGGAGTTCATTGGCAAGTGCCTGATGACGTTCCGACCGAAGCTGTGGAACGAGCACGAACGCGAGGTCTATGACAACAACAACGACGTGGTGTGCGGCATCTACTGCATCGCCGGCTACGTCTGCGCCCTGCTGTTCATGCCCTCGCTAAAGGTGGCCATGTTCATCTGGGGTCTGTGCTGCGCCATCGACAACATCGGCTGGCTGGTAGTGTATCATAGGAACAAGGATAAATTTACGGAGGACTGACCCAATGGATACGAGACAGCAGAAGAATGAAATGGTGTCGAGCGATGAGTGGTACACTCCGAAATGGATTATCGACGAATTGGGGCCTTTCGACCTGGACCCGTGTGCGCCGATGGAGCCGCCCTACCCTATTGCCCCACTGAGCTATAACAAGGAGCAAGACGGGCTGGCACATGAATGGCCTTCCACGGCAGTCGTATGGATGAACCCGCCTTACAGCAGGGCACCGCTTCGGGCCTTTGTGGAGAAGTTGTCAAGGCACGGAAACGGCATGGCATTGTTGGTGAACCGGCAAGACAATCTCTTGTTTCAGGATATCATCTTCCCGACGGCAGCCTCCATGTTGTTCATGCGTCACAGGGTGAAGTTCCTGCGTCCAGACGGCACCAGCGGATCACCGTTTTTCGGATCATGCCTCGTAGCATGGGGCCACGAATGTGACCAACGGTTGCGAAATTGTGGAATAGAAGGAAAGTATGTGGTATTAAACGAATAAACTATAAGAGACAACTATGGGAGAAAAAAACATGAACCCCGCAGGACTTGGCAGCAAACTATACTTTTGCCGTGCCGAGGACCTTGAAAAGAATCCGAATACGCCGATGCAGGAGGTGGAACTGACACCGCACGTCGGCGACATCGCCTTTGCGGAATGGTACGAACCACAGGAGGGCGAGGATGGTCGGAGCAATAAGGGAGGATTCCCGACGACTTTCACGGCAACCATCGAACCTACACCCGAACAAAATAAACTCTTCCGCCGCCTGATGCAGGGGCAAGGGCGGTTGCCACGACGTAGGAAGAAAAAGTTGATGAACCGCGTGCTTAGTCGCGAAAAAATATGCCGCGTAATTGCACGATTCACTGTGCGCCCGATGTTCGACAAGAACGATGCGCTTGACCTCACGGTGCAGGTGATGTTCAACGACAAGGCGCACGGCTTGGAGACAATCATCATCAACGAAGCGGAATACCACACCGCCTACCTCTGCCTGAAACGGATTGAGAAGAAATATGGGAAGTATATTGAGACGTTGAAGAAATGAAGTACCCATCATGCGCATCGGACTTGTTGACATCGACGGGCACGCGAAGAAGAAGAAATGGGGTGCGACGGTTTATCCGAACCTTGCGCTGTGCAAGATCGCACGGTGGCACAGGCAGCAGGACGACGAGGTGGAGTGGGCTGTGCCGTTCCTTCACTACGACGTGGTGTATATGGCGAAGGTGTTCAACTTCTCGCCCGACGACCTGACCTACTACGATGCCGACCGCATCGTGCGGGGTGGCACGGGCTACGACATCCACAGCCAACTACCCGAAGAAATCGACCGGCTGCAACCCGACTACTCCATCTACCCCAACCTCCCGAAGGATACCGCCTACGGGTTCCTCACCCGTGGCTGCCCGAACAAATGTCCGTGGTGCGTCGTGCCGAGGAAGGAGGGGCGCATCCGTCCCTATATGGACTGCGACGAGATTGCCATCGAGGGACGCACGAAGCTGGTGCTGATGGATAACAACATCCTTGCGGCTGGAGACTATGCCATTGAGCAGCTGGAGAAAATCATCCATCGTGGCTACCGTGTGGACTTCAACCAAGCCCTCGATGCCCGACTGGTCGATGACCGCTTTGCCCGCCTGCTGGCACAGGTCAAGTGGATAGACCGGCGCATCCGTTTCGGTTGCGACACGCACGGGCAGATTGCCGAGTGCGAACGGGCCATCAGCCTAATCAACGGCTACGGCTACCGTGGCGAATACTTCCTCTACACGATGATAGGCGGCAAGAGTGACTTTCGTGAGTCATACGAGCGGACACACTACTGGTGGCTACGCAACCACGAACAGCGCGAGAAGCACCTACCCAACATCTACCCCTACGCCCAGCCCTACCGTGACCCCGACAATCCACACAGGCCCATTCCCGAATGGCAGAAGGACATGGCGCATTGGTGCAACAAACATCAGATATTCCAGATTTCGGAGTTTAAGGACTTCGAGCCTCGCAAAGGTTTTAAGTGCGAGTGGTATGTGAAGAATTTGATGTAAAAAAACCGGCAAATGCTTTGGTAACTCAAAATAAAGTTGTACCTTTGTGCCATCAGTTACGGAACCACACCGAGGAAATGGTGTTCCCGAACGTCCTTAAAGGTTGGGTCTTCGCGTCGGACTCTGAAGACAGCGCCTGCGCATCCGACATAAAATAAACACCGGCAGGATCGGGGCAAATAGGTAAATAGCCATTTCGCAGCGCAGATAGAGGGGCGAGCCGTCAGGCCCGCCCCTCGCTTTGTTTTGCCGTCAGGTTGTGAACTTCACTTCACAACCAGCACCCAGTCGTTGGCCAGCACGTCTTGCTGCGACGGGTTCCATCCGCTTTGGATGGTGTTTTGTGCAGTCTTCAGACAGATGCAGCCGCCAGCATAAATCTCGCCGCCGTTGTTGTCGGCAATCTCCTTCAGTGCTGGGTCGTGACACCACTCGCTCTTGACCATCGCTTCTGGTTTCAGCCAAAGCCACATGCCTTTACCATTCCATCCCTGACGCGCCACCTTGAAGCCCCGCTTCAGTGCAGCGACTGCCTGTCCGAACGTGCCTGTTTCTCCTTCTTGCAGGAGTTCCGAATCTGTTGCTCCACAAACAAAGCAGGTTTCCATATCGCCGCGTGTGAATGTCGTGCCGTCCCATTCGGGGTCGTTCTCTCTTTTCGATTTTTCTACGGCGACGAGATACTTCTCAGCCATTTCGTCTAAGTTTACCATAATTGCAGATGTTTAATTTGTATGAACATATTGGGTTAAATCTATTGCTTATGTGGGTGTGAATGCCAAGTTCCCGAACCTTCCTCGGAGTCGTCCACCCACCTTGTGCTTGCTCTCGGCACATTCCTTGATGCCGATGATTAGGTCGTCGAAGGCATCGGTGATGGTGGTGCGCTGGCGCTTATCTCCCCCTATGCCTTCTTCCGAGGTCAGTTTCTCTGCACCTTTGTACTTGCGGAAGGTGCCAGGCACGACGGCTGTGTTTTCGAGTGCTGCCCGAAGATAGACGCAGCGGCCCGACTCGCGGTTGATGAATACGGAGGGCGATGCCTGTCCCGCGAAGCAGTCGTTGATGTACTGGTACTTGCGTTCGTGTCGCCACGACGTGAACTCGGCGCGGGTCACATTGAAGCCGTAACTGGTCAGTTCGTCGGTCACTACGACATCGAAGCGCGACTGTTCCGACTCTTCCAGAGCGTAGGCTTTGCTGGCTCCCTGCTTGATGCTGCTGGCGACGTAGAAAATGACTTCCTTGCAGCCACGGCGCAAGAAGGGACGGTAATACTGTGCAAAGAGTTTCGACAGTCCGCGCAGACGCACGCCGTCCTGCACGAAGAACTCCTTCATCACCAGTAGCGACGGTTTGCCTTGGAATATGCGCGTCTGTCCTACTACGAAGCAGTTGATGTCTGAATTGGCATCCAGTGCTATACGCAGGGGTTCTTTGTAGTCGAGGTCGAGGTCCAGACTGCAATCTTCGCCGTCGTGCTGCAACTGGTCCCACTCCAGCGATTCCGTCTCGAAGTCTGTAGGCCACCGCTGTCCGTCGAGCGCACGTCCTTTGATGCGGGTGCTGTACTTGTCGAACACGAGGTCGGTGATTTCTTCGCTGACGTAGGTGTTGAGTTCTGAGAAGTTGCAGTAGAAGCCGTCCTTTGCCGAACCGCGAGGCTGATTGAGGATTTGCAGGCGGAAGAGCAGGTCGGGCAACTCGCGCTGCATCTGCCGAATCCACGCTTCTCCTCCCAACAAGGCAGCATTCTCGATGCTGGAGAACCGCCAGAAGGTCTCCGACTGTGTGCGCAGGGCGTAGAGTTTGCGCAGGTAGGCATCGCTTTGTGCGAGTTTTGCCGCGAGGTTGGTATGGTGCTCCTTGTCGTAGAGTTCCGCATACCTCACCTCTGCCATCATTTCCTCTATCTTTCGGTTGACATCTGTGGTCTCATATTCTGCTTCTTTTTCCCACAGACATTCGCGTGCGTTCAGTCCGGCATCGCTCACCCAGAGTTGCGAGAGCCACTTGTTGTTCATCTTCGGGTCGGTGCCGTAACCCCATCGCTTCTGCTCTGTCTTGCGGAAAGACTTCGGCAGAAAGTCGCCGCGCAGGGTGGGTAGCACTTCCTCCTTCACGCGCTGCCACGGCATATACTTCGTCTCGTCTCCCATAATGGCCGCAAGGTTCAGGCCGTTGGCACTACCCTTCACCGCCAGCGAAATCATCTGCCAGACAAAGCCGTTGGCAAACGATACGCAGTTCTCCCACACCCTCGGTTTTGCCAGCGGCGTAGGCCATCTGAGACGGGCAGGCGGACGGCCAAGGAAGTAAAGCATACCCTCTACGAAACCCAGCAGGTTCATCACCTTCAGCACGTTGGGCATC